ATTGGTTGATTACCAAAGTCGTTATTAAATTCGTGAAAATTATAGCCTGAACCATAACCATAAGAACCCGCTTGTGTTTTAAATTTACTTAACCCCCCAGATGTTATACGCATTTTTTCTGAACCACCACCAGTAGCAGTTAAAAACCTCATTCCATTTTGACCTCGTAAAAAAGAGCCATCAATTACTGAATCATAACCTATTGCGTGTGTATTATCTCCTGCTCCGTTAAATCTTAATGAAGCTGATGCTGTAATTCCTACATTCCCTGAACTATCAATACGCATTCTTTCTGTAGGAGCAGTAGTTCCTGATGCAGTTGAAAAAGTTATATTTGTGCTTCTATTACTTCCCGTAAAACTACTTGCAGCTCTAGCTTTTATTGTAGCAGCTATACCTGTTCCTGATGAACTTGGGTCATTTGTGTACCACTCAATTGTTCCAAAAGTATCCCCAGAAACTACACTCAAATCTTCATTGTTAAACCTTAAAGATGGATTTTGATTTTCAGAAATTTCTAATTTAACATTAGGCGAAATCGTTCCAATTCCTACGTTTCCTGAACTATCAATACGCATTGCTTCTAATTGATTTGTAGCAAACCTCATATAGTCATCTCCGTGAACATACTGAATATACCCTTCATTTACTGCTTCTGGGTCAGCAAAAGCTATGGTTGCAGCACCAGTATTTGGAGTGGCTAAAGTAATTCCAAAATTATTGTTGTTTTCAAAGACTATATCATCTGCATTTGACCAAATAGTTGTTACCCCTGAATCACTTGCTGAAACTTGTAATTTTGTAGCAGTATCTATTTTAGCAACTCCATTTCCAATTAAAACAGCACCAGAACTATCTATACGCATTTTTTCACTACCCCTTAAACCAAATTGTAATGAAGAACTACTACTATTTCCAGTTCTTTGAGCAGTAATACTTGCTGTATTTGAATATACGCTTATATCTCTCCAAACTATACTTCCTCCCTTACTTGGTTGATGGTTGTTTTCTCCACAATCTAATCTTAATAATTCTGCAACTTGACTAGGTCCTGTATTTTTGTAAACGTGTAATTTAGAATTAACATTACCAGGTCCATCCGAAGTTCCAATTCCCACATCTCCTCCACTTGTAATACGCATTCTTTCTGTGTTACCACCAGTAGAAAAAAGCATATTAGATTGAGAACGTATTGCAAAATCTCCATCTGCTGAACTTGAAATCATTTGCCCTGCAGTGTCTACAGCTTGCATACCTGCTTTGAATGTTGTAGAATCATAAAATCTTAATGCTAAATTTGATGCACTATTTAAATCAAGAGTATGAGTACTGCTTGCAGCACCTCCAATTCCTACATTTCCTAAAAAAGTTGAGTTTCCAGAACTGTCTATACGCATTCTATACGCAGATTCAGTATAATCATAAAAAGCTAAAGCACCATCTGTACCTGTAGCCATTGTCCATTTATGACCTCCTGTTCCTGTTGATGCTAATATATACCTACTACTTGTAGAAGATGCTAATTCAATATTAGTTCCACCTGTTGTAGTTGCAGAAGTTAAACCCATTAAGAGGTTTCCTGAACTGTCTATACTCATTTTTGCATCACCAGAAGCATTAATAAAAGCTAAATTGTCATTACCATCTAAACCAATATTATATTTTTCTACATCATTTCTTTGTAATTTGAACATTGGACTAACTGCTGCTCCTGCAAGTAAATTTGCAGTAAACATATCCCCACCCCCTTTAGTGAAAAACGCCCCTTGAGATATAGTAGTATATCCTGCTGTTGAACCGACTTGTACACTTCCTGCAAAAGTTGCACCACTACTTTCTAAAGTCAAAGAAGGAACTCCTTCACCAATTGAGAAAAAGTGTGAACCCCAAGAATTATAACCAAATATATCTCCATCGTGGTCAACACGAAGAAAGTTTTTTACACCAGAACCATCTGAAAAGTCTAAATATGCAGCCTCATCTGTCGCACTAGCTATTGTAACACCTCCTTCATCTGGAGCAGTTATTACTAATTCGTGTTTACTATAAGAACTTGGATTAGCTGTATTAATACCAACAGAATCTTCTGAAGCATCTACAAATAAAGTATCTGTGTCTACTGCTAAATCACCTCCTATTGTAGTATTACCAGTAATACTTGCTACTCCAGTAACAGTTACACCTGTTTGATGAACTTTAAATTTTTCATTTCCTAACGAAAAGAACTCAAGTTCTGCTTGGTTAAAATCTATATATGTATGAGTTCCACTACTTGCACGAAGTGTATTGCTTACTATGAGCATACCTTGTTGCAAAGGAGCTACATCTATTACAAATGCTCCATTGCTATCCCAATACATTTCTACATCATCTCCATCTCCTAACAAAATTTTATTGTCGTCTGCAAAACTAATGTCACTTGCGAATGTTACATCTTGTGAACTGTCTATTGTTATTGCTGTAGAAGCAGCATTATCATCAATACCTGTAGATGTAAAATTAGTTATCTTGTCTCCTGCTGTTATAGCTATGTCTGTTCCTCCTGTAGTGTTCCCTATTGCAAGTATTTCAGCTAAGGTGTCTTGTCCTTCTACTGCTGCATCTACATATCCTTTAGAAGCTGCGTGAGTATCTGCTGTTGGTGTTTCTGGTATTGTTACTTGACCTGCAAAACTTGCACTTCCAGTAGAAATAATATGACCTAAAGATGTAATTCTAAATGCCTCATCTCCATTATAATTTGTATGTAATAAAGCAGCTTCATCTCCATTATCGTCACCTGTATGTATTTCTAACCCACCAGAATCAGTTCCTGCTGATGAATCTATTTTTGCTATAACATTAGAACCATTAGCTGAGCCAGATATTGGTGTTCCTGTTGTTACAATAAGATTAGAATTAACATTTACATCTCCGCTAAATGTTCCTGTTGTAGCACTTACACCTCCTGCAAAAGTAGCATCTTGTGAACTATCTATTGTTAATGCTAATGTGTTTGCTGTATTTATTTTTAAATCACCACTTGCAGTAGTTATTTCATTACCACCTTGACTAACAATAAATCTCATATCATAATCATCGCTTTCAGGTGCTTTAATGTCTATATAACCACCTGAAGCTCCACCAAGTTCAACACTTGCTAATCCTGTAGAAGAAGTAATAGACAAGTCTCCACCATTAACCTCTACATCTCCACTAAATGTTCCTGTAGTACCTGATATTGTTCCTCCTGTGACATTACCCGTCAGATTACCTGTAACGTTACCCGTTACGTTTCCTTCTAAATTAGAAACTAAAGTAGCTACAGTATATCCTGTTCCACTTGTATTTACCGTTGTAGTAGGCTCTTCTTGTAAGTCTTTAAATAAATGAAACTTAGTATCTGAAGCGCTTCTATAAAGTCCAGCATACAAATCCTGAGATCCTGAAGTATCATATAGGCCATAAAAACCTAGATCAACAAGATCAGAAGTATTATTATCATTACCTACTATGATTAGTGGATCCTTGACACTTAAGGTGTCAGTATCCACAGTAGTAGTAGTTCCTTCAACAAGTAAATCGCCTGTTACGGTTAGATCTCCCCCTATTTTAGAATTACCAGCAACTTGAAATGTAGTAGTAGGTGAAACTCCTATACCTATTCTAGTTGTTGATATATATAAAGGTGTATTTGTTCCTACACCATCTGTAATTTGTTTTGCACTAGACGTTATGATCCCGTTGTCAGTTGCTTTTAAAAGCGAATCATAAGTATCAGATATTCTAGTTCCTGTTAAAGTAGCTCCCATAAATATCTATTTATTTTTATTGTTTTGTTTATTAAGTATTTTATCAATAAATACTTTTAATTTAACTACATTCTCCTGTTTAGGTTTATAAGTATTTTTTTTACTTATCATAAAACCCATCCATTGAAATTCTCATTCTTATCAGGATACATTCCATCCTCATTAACATCATTATACTCCGGATATGAATTGTTATTATTGTCCATATAATCTAAAAATCTTCTAACATAAAACTCAGCCTTATCTCTAGAGCTATCTACCAAAGATTTAATTTCTTGCATCGAAGGAGTCTCTGAAGACTCACTTCGATGTCTAAAGACACCTCCGTTACTAACTTGATATGAAGCAAACATATAATAGTCACTTTGTGCAAACCAGATTAGCATTGGTGTTAAGTAGTCGTTTAGGAGTGTTTTATAATCCGCATTACCAGCATCATCAATAGTATCATTTACTATTAATGATGATATTTTATCATATAATTTAGTTCCTAGATAATTCTGAATATGAATGTCCTGAGCTACTTCAATAAACTGAATAAATTTATCAGCATCTACAGCACCTCCAATTATGGATTTTCTTCTTAAATCATCAGTCGTTATGAATAGTGCTTTCATCTTTTTTCTTTTTAAATATTGATTTAACTCTTTCTATGGCAGATAATTTTTCTCCAGTCTCTTCTTCTCTTTTGATTTTAGTCTCAATGTTATCAAGTTCAGTAAATTCAATTGGCTGAAGGGTTACAAAATAAAGATTTAAATATATGCCGTTAAACTCTAAAAGCTTATTAAAGCATTCTAAGAGCTGTTCTTGGAACGGTCTAATAACTATGTTGTCCATAAGGATAGAAGCCGTTCTAAGCTCTTCTGCGTTATTCCCAAAGCCTGTATTGTCTTTAATACCAAGCAATATTGGCGATACAATTCTATGGCCCAACATTATCTTTTCTCTAGCTTCATCTGCTAAGAATTGATATTGTGCGTGAGCATCTGGTAAATGTATTGGTTCTATATCTGCTTTTCTTTCTGGATCCTCATTAAACGCTAATATAAATTTACCTGAATTAGAAGTTCCTCCAAATTTATCCTGGATCTTGCCTTCTATTAATTGCTGAGCTTCTTCATCCGGAACACCATTATTAAAATTAATAAGTAAACTTGGCTGTAAACCATTTTTAATATTATTAATATGATAATTAGATACTTCTTCTTCTAAAGAAGAGTATTGTAAGGATCCGTGATAATCAACTGGAGCATAGTAATAGAATCCAGACCTATAGGGTTTAATGACGTAAAGCTCTCTGTATTCGCTTTTACTTCCGTAACCAAAGGCAGGAATCCTTTTAGGTTTATCGCTTGTTTTCATATCAGCCCATTTAGGATGATAGTAGTAAGCTTTTATTTGTCCTTTATCTGCTTTTTCAGCTCTAATAGTTTCCATTGGAAAATGAGTAACACTAGTTATAGCCGTTTTAGATTTATTATAAACAATTTGCATTGCAGCTTGTCCAAGTAATTTATAGTCATTTACGATTCTTTTTACCTGGTCTCCTTTTACAAGGTCTTTCATTCTAGCATACATTTCAGGCTTCTCCTGATTATCTGTAGCATCTATACCTCTACCGTAGATCATATCTACAATACCATTTATACAACAAGAATTTGTTGGACTACTTAAGTAAAGGTTTATTAAGTTGTCAAAATAATCATTGTTTTCTCCATAGGTTACCCACTCTTTATTATAATGTTCTTTTATTTCTGGTGTAGTATAACCCTGTAGATTAACAACTCTAATATTATTTTTATATGTTTTCTTTCTACTCATATTATATTGTTATATATTTTTGTCCTGAAGGGGAAGCAGTATGCTCATCATACTTTCCTGTGTTTAATGTATGAGGAATGGTTCTGTCTGTTTGAGCTGTACAATATGCTTTATCTCTGTATAATAAACTTCCTGATCTTGTAACCTCTATATAATACATTTTACTTTCAGATAAAATACTAAAAGTACAAGGTATTTCTATAAAGTTTCCACTATACGTTGCCGTTAAGCCTGTTAGTGTTTCTGTTTTTCTAGTACCATCTTCGGTAATTTTCAACTGTACATTACTGTCTTCTAAGTAAGATCTAGGTACAATTTTAATTGTTTGTGAAGTTGATATCGGTAATAGTATTATCATATATAGATAATCAAAAAAAACGTATTCTGTTTTAAATAAAAAAGCCCCACTAAAAAGTGAGGCTTTTATACAAATTAAGGATTGATTAGTTTCCTCCTCCTGGTATTCCTGATGGATCATCATCAACATCTACATCAGTAGCAACTCCAGGCACAACAGTAATTGTACTTGCATCTCCTAAAGTTAATTGAATATCTGTTTCAGCAGTAACAGAAATAAAGTTAGCAGGTTGTCTTTCTTGAGCAGATAAAGTTAAATTATATCCACTTAAATCTCCCATTGCAGATCCAGTAGAAATAGTTCCGCCAGTTACATCAGCTCCGTGTTCATTACCTACATAGAAATAATTATCGTTATTATCTTTTACAATAATGTGTGGTCTTCCAAAAGACAATAATTTAATTTCTTTATGGTCTTTTAGTGTTAATTTAGGTAAAACTAATGTTAGAACTTGCTCAAAGAATGTTCCTCCAGTATCAGTAGAAGAGTTAATTGTTTGCTCTAAATTAGAATTGCCTTTAAGATCGTATCTGTAAGCAGAAAGTCCAGATCCAAGCCCATCAATTTCATCTGTATTAGTACTGTCATAAGCAACATCAGTTGTACCATAGTTGATAAAATAAACGGCTTTTATACCTCCTACTGAGTCTTTACACGGTCTTTGTCTTCCTTGTGTTAAATCGCAACTCATATTATTATTTTTTTATATTAAAAAGGCGGCGTTAGCCGCCCTTTTGTTAAACATCTATTTTATTTATTATGCTAGTGTAAGTAATGCTAAGTCACTTCCAATACCATATTGAACTCCACTTGTAAATCTCATAACTATTCTTACGTTTTGAGATCCATCAAGATCAGCCATATCGATAACTTTTACTTCGTTGTGATCAGACAATAATCCTGTTCCAAAGAATAAGTTAGATTTTTCACCTGCAACAATGTGGTCAGATGGCATACCTGGAGTATAAACAACTTCGATACCTTCGAAAGATAATGAAGCATTGTTGTTATACCATTGGTTTCCTTCAGCCTTGTAACCAGCAGCACCTAATCCGTTAGAACCATATCCACCTAAGTGTCTGATGTAAGCTTGCCAAGCAACTGGTGGTACAAATAATTTTAAGTCTT